TTGAAAGTATAGACAAATTTGTACCTATTGAAAATGCAACTACTGCAACTTCTGCAAAATTTAATACTAATGTTATTCGCGTTAATAATGTATCAGATACAACCACAAATAAAACATTTTTTAAGAACACGATTAGACTTTCACCAACTTCTCAGGTTGCAAAAGCAGATTTAACTAATCCAAATATGGATATTGAAGTAAGTCCTGTTAATGCGATAGATGACGATGATAGCACCTCTGTTACTATTGCGACAAGTGGGAGCGCATCAGGTAGTCCAGCAGGTACATTTGCTGCATTCACTGGTCAATTAAATGGCAGTGTTGCAAAAGTTGTTGCAGTAATTGTAGCAGAAAATATAGGCAGCGATTTTGCCGCTGGTATCGTGTCGCTTTCTTTTTCCCATATTTATCAAGATGGTTCAGGTGATGATACATTATCAGGCATTTCTAGTAGTGACTTAACTACTGGCAATGGATGGTCAGGTAATAATTCTTGGTCTGTTTTTGGCGGTAATAATAAGTATACTGTAACAAAAGACATTACATCTGATTGGAATACAGGTTCAGGACAAGGGTATGCACCAGGTACAAATCTGACTGATATTGTTGCTGCTGTGCGTATTACAGATCAAAACAATGTACGCTCTTTAAAAGTATATAGCATCTATTTAGATATTACTACATATATTGAGATAGACAGGTCTAAACGCAAAGATAGTATGGAAAACATACCAAAGACCATATATGTAGGCGCAGATGGTACTTTACTTGAAAGTGGGTACACAGAATTGTCTGATCATGGGCCAACAGAGGTACATGAGAATATATTAACTAATTTTGGCCCTGGTGCAAGTAGTATAGATACCACAACACAAGGTACAGTTGAGGGTAACTATAATGCTGCTGGATTAGTGCGATGTACTATTGATGATTCAAGTATGACAGTTCAAGACGCATTAAATAAACTTCAAAAAGAAGCTGGTTTTATCTCATATGTTAGGCCAAGTGATGGTAAGATATATTATTTTATTGAAGAAGCTACAGCTGCTGTTTCTGCTACTGACCTTACTACAGCAATGTATCGTAATCCAGTATTTGGCACAATTCCATTAAGTCAAATGATATGGAAAATCAAAATCAATTACAATAAGCATCCAGCAACTGGTACTTATCTTACTACTACTACCGTAGAAGACACAGGCACAAAAAGTACATATGCTTTTACAGACACAAGTGGCGTTGTAACACTTAATAATGACTGGGTAAATGAAGTAGTCGTTGCGAATAATCTTTTAAAATTATTTAAATATCAACGTATTACTGTTCAATGTGAGATTTTAGATCCAGCATTATGGACATTGGAAATTGGTGATACAATTCGCTTTACCGATCCACCAGTTGATTTTCGCTTTCGTGGTAGTAATTATATTAATTATCAATTTTGCATTACAGAAACAACTAGGTCTGTTAATTCTCTCAAGATCAAAGCAATGGAAGTGTTTAAAAGCTAATGGCACATAAGTTATATTTTGATAATAAAAGCACTTACAATCTCACTGCTGACGATAAAGCTGCTACTTTTGATGGTAGTTCAGGATTATTTGTCCTAGCTGATGATGGCAGTGACTATGTTACAAATGAATCAAGAGTAACAGATCGTAGTGTTGCTTCAGCTGTATCTAATATGGCGGCAGATGATGCTTTGTTATTTGATTTTGGAGCAAGTACAACAATGGATTTTATGGCAGTGCATGTTGAAGCAGATGTTGCAACCAATATACAAATATTAAGAAGTGCCGCAACAACAGGAGATACAACAAGTGTTAGTCTTATTACAGATGACCTTACAGCTGGTTGGAATGTGTTTGATTTTACAAGTGTATCAAGTAGGTATTGGTCACTTCGTGTATCTGATGCATTTGCTCCAACAGAGATATTTTTTGGTACTGCTTTAAACTTACCAATTGATGGCGCAGGAATTACAATTGATAAACCATATAATACATTTATTGCTAGTACATATAATAATGCAGAATTTTCTAATAAAGTAGATACAGAGTTACGTACATGGTCAATTGACATCCCAATTTTAACTAGCGATGATAAAACAGAGCTTGAGAATCTGATTACAAACTACAAAAATCTTTATAAGTTTATTTATTATGATGAAACATCGTATCACAATGTGCGTTTAAGCAAACCATTGACTTTTAATCAAATTGCTAGCAATACATATTCCACAACACTAGCACTACATGAGCAGAGTACAGCATAATGGCAGCAACAATATACTATGACAATGTATCTTCACGTTCAGCGACATTAACAGATGGCACAGGAGCTTCTAGCTTTTCCAGTAGTGACTCGCTGACCAATGAAGAACGCGCAACAGATGGAGATATAGCACAAACGATTGGTAGTTATGCTTTAAATGATGCATTGCAATTTAATCTTGGAAGTGCAATTGAGCTTGACTTTGCTGCGATTTACTTCACCACTGCAACATCCAATGATGTTAAAGTGCGTCGTGGTTCATCGAGTGGCACTTATCATTCAGTATCTAATACATTAGCAGATGCGGTGGTAGGTTGGAATATTAAAACATTATCTTCAGGTGCATATCAATATAGAACATTTGTTGCGACACAAGGCACATTAGATGGTGTTTCAGAGATATTTATGGGGAATGCATTAACATTGCCAATTGCGCCTACTGCTAATATTATCACAGAGCATAAGTTTGGTACAGAAGAAGTAAAAGCACATGGTGCAAATAGATATTATATCAGTAAGCATGACAATTATAAAATACTAACACTTAGTCTTGATCACATGACAACAGCAAATAAAACAAGTATGCTGACGTTTAGCAATACGGTCACAGACCGCGAACCTTTTATCTATAGTGAAGATGGCACAACTGGGCCATACCACTGGGTAAGGTTAGTTCGCCCACTGACATTTAGGATGGTAGCACCAGATATATGGTCATGTCAGATGGTGATGCGTACATTAACTTCTTAGCTTTGTCCAACGATTTGATAGAGCTTGCTAGCAATGCCTTTATTGCGATGACGTTGCTCTTCAACCGTTTCACCTGCATAATGATTCGCTACAACTTGCGTTGTTTTATCACCAATTGCTTTTGCAGCATCATTTATATCGTGATATTCTTTCCGTGCTATCTGTGACTTCATTCTACGTAAATCATGGCAAGTAAATTGGATTTCTGTTATTTCACTTATTTCGCGTATTATATCGTTTAAAGCATCATAATTAAAATTAAGTGGTCTTTCATATCCACGCTTATGCCATTTAAAAAGTATAGCAATTACATCATCATGCACATCTATTGTTTCACGTATGCGATGCTTAGACTTTTGTTGTATTTGCATTGTTTTTTCTTCAAAGTCAATATGTTTCCAATGTAGCTCTTTATATGGTTGATTTGGATTAATACCAGTTAATTCATTAGCACGCAGACCTGTTAGGGCATATATAAGGATTATATCGCGCTGGAATTGATTTAAACCATCATGCTGAAACAAGGTTTGCATTTCATAGGATGTCCATGTTTTAAATGTTATAGGCTCTTTTTCATCATCTTTATACCTATCGCTCTTCTTCATTATAGGTTTGGCAATATGTTCCTGATCGTATGCCCAATCAAACATTATCTTAATTTTATTCATTGAGCTATCTATGCCATTACGATTGCGACCGCGTATTTGCTCTTCATGTCTTTTATATATTTCCCAACCTATAACTATTGCGCCATTAATGTCACGTTTCATTGTGCGAATATCCTGAATGAATGTATCACCTGGAAATACACGTAATAAACTATTATACATAGACTCAGTTGATTTAATTGTTTTAATATTGGTTTTATTGGCTAACACGTTATTCTTATGTAAATCAATAATTTCTTGCACCGTAATACCTTGCTCTTCTTTCACAAGTTCAGATTGCCAATTTAGTTCCATTTTCACAAGTAACTCAATTTTATTCCAATGTGCTAACGCCATAACAGCATCTTTCTTATTATTATAATATGACTTACGCTTGCCCTTGATTGGGTGTTTATATGCTACGTAAAATAAGTTTTTTCTACTATTATTGGGTTTCATACTAGCCATTATATCCTCTCTAAATGTACCTAATATTACATCATATACTGCAATATTCCAAATTAAATACTTGTAAAAAAACATAATGTAATATTAACTTCAAACACGCAAATGGATAGAAACACAACAAATACCGAATTTAAATTGAGTGACTTATTGTCTAAGCATGGCATGTCTCAACGCAAGGTTTCAAGGCTTGCAGGGATTAGTCCTGCACTACTTACAATGATGATAAAAGGACAGCGCACATTTCAATATAGACATAAGAATAATATTGCTTTAATCCTCGGTGTAGCAGAAGAAAGTATTAATTGGAATGAGTAGACCGATCACACCAACACAAGGATGGCTTAGTATATCACAAGCTGCTGATTATATAGGTATGAGCCGTAAAAGTATTGATAAAGCAGTTCGCTTAAAAGAGCAAAACAAATGCAACGCTACATTACGTATAAAGTACGTTGGTAATGAAAAAAGAATATCACGCAAAAGTTTAGATGAAACAGAAAAAATTACGACAAATATTAAATAAGTTGGGGCGGTTTCTTCTTGGTAAGCAACGTCATGTTGTGATTCTATCCTCTCATACGAATCCACACACCGCCCCATGATCTTTCAAATCCACATACCGAAAGATTCTGAGCAAATCGAATTAGCACACAAGATACGTTCATTATTAATAGCAAATAAGATAAAGAACACCACGTATGAACCTCAGAGTGCGGATATTGGCATTAAAGCACATCAAAATATTAATAAAGAATTATTAGGTCAAATTGTCGGCCTAGTACAAAGAAGTGGCTATGAGGTTGTAAGGGCAACCCCGGAATTAACCGAGGTTACCCACTCTGCTTCTCACCACAAGAAGACAGAAGACAATGGAAATTAACATAAGGAAGCAAAGATGAGCAATAGTTTAGATGGCTTAGATATACCTGCAAGTGGTTCGGATGGACTATTTATGAAGAAGCTTGAGCAAGGTGAAAATAGATTGCGCATTCTTACAACACCAATACCAGGATATGTGTGGTGGCCTGAGAATGACAATAAACCAGTACGCGTTAAAGATGCTAGTGATATAACAACTGGCGTAAAAGATGCGAAATACTTTTGGTTTTTGACAATTGCTATTAATAGTGAGGTCAAATTCTTGGAGATAAAGCAAAAGACTATCCTAAGTCAGATCAAAGCATTATCTGATAATAAAGAATGGGGCGAAGTGCAGGACTATGATATTACGATTACTCGTAGTGGTCAAGACCTGGAAACACAATATACCGTTGTTCCCAATCCTAAAAAGGCACTTGATGCTGATGTTGCGAAGCAGTGGGCCGATATGAAAGCTCGCTACAATGCCGACAATCTTTTTACCAATGGATCTCCGCTAGAGGCAGGTGAAGAGAAAGCGCAAACTGACGATGAAGAGGAATTGCCGTTTTAATGAATGTGGCTAAAAAAGGCTACAGGGGTGAAGTCGAGGTCAAAGAACTACTCAATGACCTCGGCTTTGATGCCGAGCGTTCTTGGGGTTCAGATGGTAGAGCATTTGGACTTGCAAGCGACATTGATATTAAAGCAACACGCGATGATTTAGAATTGCATGTACAAGTTAAACGTCGCAAGAAGATTGCAAGTTATTTAGAATTTAAAAATGCAAACCTAGTTGCCGTTCGCCAGGATCGGGGCAAGTGGGTATTTATAATGAGCGAGGAAATGTTTAAGGATGTGCTTCGCGATAAATAAAGATTATATATCCGAGGATGCGAAGATAAAGATGAAATCTGAGTCTGACGTATGGTTGGCGAATCAGTCCTCGGATTACGTTCCGGCATCGAAGTGCTATGTAAAAGACACCCAGGTTGGCGTAGGCGGTAAGCTGCCTGATGCCGGAGAACAATTAAAGAGAGGATAAAATATGAGTTATGATTACCAAAAAGATTTAAAAGAAGTTGTAGGCAAAGCTGTTGAGAGGTATGGCAGTATGGAGAAAGCTATCTTTGAAATGAATGGTCGAATTTTAGATTTACAAACAACATTGGATGGAGTAAGAGAATATGGCAACAGCGAAAGATAAAATGATAGCGATAGTTGGTGAGGCAATTACCAAAGTATTACACCACTATGCACATACACAACCAAACCTAGCTAGTGATACAACAAGATTTAAGATTGCTAGCGAGATATTAGATGAAGTGCTAAAAGTTATTGATAACCCAAAATTTAAAAAGAAATGAATTATCAAGAATTTACAGAGTATAGAGACAAGTTTGTCGCGGAAGCATTAGATATTAGTGACTCTAAGTCAATTGAGTACACAATATCCAATGAAGACAAGCATTACAATTTTAAACATGTTGCTGACCGTCTAGGTATTACACCACAACAGGCAATGATGGTATACGTATTAAAACACGTTGATGCCATTTGCAATGATGCCAAGACAGGTAAGCAAGTAAGTGATGAGACTGTGCGGAGCAGATGTCAAGATATAATGAATTATGCAATCCTCTACGCCTCACTACATGAAGAACAGAAGACAACCCATACCAAAGGTACAATAAATGATAGTAACACTGAACGAAGTGGAACAGAAGCTAGCGAAGATGGTCGGCACAAAACGACATCAACAGAACCTAGCAAATGGAACGAACTCAAGCGCCAAGACTGATTCCGACAATGACATAAATGGGTTTGCTGGTGAGTTAGCGCTTGCTAGAGTGATAAATGCATACCCTGACCTATCCATAGGGCCACATAGACGTGGCTTTGACTTAAAGATGCGTGGTAATCAAGGAGAAGATGTACGCATCGATGTAAAGACCACAAGACACAAAGAGGGTTATTTAGTCGCAAAAAGATGGCGTAAGGTAGAAGATTGCGACATGTATGTACTTGTTAGTGGCGTAATGCCGCGCTATGAGATTCAAGGCTGGGTATATAGTGTTGAGTTGGTCAATCCTAGCAATTTATCAGATAATGGTTATGGTGAGCATTACCATATGGAGCGCTCACAACTAAGGGTGTGGAAAATTGCATAGCATGAACATAGGTACAATTGGTGAGCTTGCTGTGCGCCAGGAATTATTAAAGCAAGGATATAAGGTGTACTTGCCTGAAGTGGATATTGAACATGTTGATCTTTTGGTTGAGATGAGCAATGGCACATTTAAGCGTGTACAGGTCAAGACGATCACAAAGCCTACATCTGATACAGCTATTCAAGTACGATGTGTTAAATATGTGAAATCATTAAGGGTTGATGTGGTAGCCGTTTTTTATACACCAAAGAATGCATGTGCATTTGTGCCATATAATGATGAGAAGATGATTAGCCTTGCATTAACAACGGCCAAAAATAATCAAACTCATAAGCGCCAATGGTTCTATCAATATGAGCGATTTCCGGAGTTTAGTTAATGGGTTTAATCAATCACTACGCAGGCAGTATCTCATTTGACAATGACCAGGGCGAATGGCAAGACCAAATTGTCACGGCACTGGATTATAAGACATTGGTAGAGAAGATGATTGACCTGAAATCAAAGCGCAAGAATGCAGAAGTGCATTTTGCCGTTCATAAGATGGGTAAGAAAGAGTTTGATCTTACAGAAAGGATGAAGCGTGAATGCCGATAACAAAACATCACAAAAAGAAATATCCACACTCAGAATGGGTACGGAGAAGAAACATAAGGCGAATGAGTCAACGCCAAGCTTCAAAACACGATATATCAGATATTGCGGAAGCTACGGTGGATTCCAACGAGCGCTTGGAAGAAGTCCATTCGAAATCAGTGAAACCGAAACAAAAAGGCTTGTTGCAAAAAAGCATGGGCGCAATAAAGCGTGCTTTTGCGGCAAAGAGAGGAAGCTAAAGAAATGTTGCTTAATTGGGTAATAGAAGAAAAAACAAGAAAAGAGAGATATGAGGGTAGAGTTAATACGAATAAAGAATTACGAGGTCGCAAATTGGTAGTTGATAATTCTATCAAAGCATGTCCAGTGTGTAAAAAGACATGGGAGAGGGTATATAATAATAAGCCAAATGGACGAAATATTATGTACTACAGACAAGGTCACATTCCTACATATGGTAAAGAAAAAGTAGTATGCGAGAAGTGCAAGTAAGATGCGAATGCTCGACCTATTTAGTGGGATCGGTGGATTTCACAAGGGATTCGAGCAAGCAGGGTATGAATTTGAATGGGTAGGTTTTTCAGAAATAGACAAATACGCAAGCGCGGTCTACAAGCACAGGTTTCCTAATGCAAAAGAACTTGGAGACATTAGCGCTATTCGACCAGAGCGAGATCTACCAAATCACATTGACATCCTTTGTGGAGGATTTCCATGCCAAGCATTCTCAATGGCTGGCAAGCGAAAAGGATTTGATGACACAAGAGGTACTCTATTTTTTGAAATTGCACGGATTCTGCGACATTACATCGACACTGGAAAGCCAATCAACCATTTTGTACTCGAAAATGTTAAAGGCTTACTTAGTC